CCCGTCTAAGGGTTGGTCTTAGGGCTCGATCAATGGATAATCTGCAATTCCGCAGACACATTGATAACCGGAGGAATACATGAGTACGAAGTCATCATCTAGTTCTGTTTCTCACCTCGATTGGAGGTTCGAGAAATCTTGGAATGCATCTGGAGTGTTAACGGGGCCTGGGACCTACGTAAAAGCTTTACGGTCGGTCTCGACTTCGAAAACACGTTCAGGCGTTCCTAACCCTAGATATCGTTCTCAAATTGCAAAAGGAGAGAACGCTTCTACGCCTTTCACAGCATCTGAAACCAGTGCTGAGATTCGCGGGATGACTTTTGACATCAAGTACTCCAATCCGCTGCCTTCATTGGCACGGCTTGAAGTCAATGGAGAGGTGTGTCCCACTCTTGTGAGTGTTACACCTTCTCTTCCATCTCATGTAAAGGCTAACAATAGAGCCAGCTCATCGTTTTATCAAAACGCCCGTAAGGCCCAGCGACTTTTACAGTCAGGGGTTCTTATAGGCGAATTGAGACAAACTTTGAGTATGATACGAAATCCAGCGGCGTCTGCCCGAAAGCTTATTGATGCTCTCAATCTAGCAATTCGAAAGAGGGCCCGAACCGCTTTACGCGGTAAGGGTTCTCTTTCTGCTAAGGAGAGGGCTAAGTTTATCGGTCAGGCTATTGCTGATTCCTGGCTAGAGTTCTCCTTTGGTTGGAGTCCTCTAGCGTCTGACGTGCTTGCAGGAGCTAATGCTCTTGCTCGCTTCAGTAGACGTGCGGAACGCGAGTTCCAGCCTGTCTACGGAAATGGAGAAGACGTTTCAAATCCGTCTCCTCCGTCCGTCGTACTCATAGGTGTTAGCTCTGATAAACCTTTCTTCGTTCAACAGAAAACTGTTGAGGAGAAGGTCTGTCGAGTTAAGTACTATGGCAGGGTAAGGATCACGGCGCCAGGCTCTCCTGACCTTAGGCCGATGGCCGCTTTGGGTTTAACCCCTAGCGACATCGTTCCTACGGTTTGGGAACTGATACCTTGGTCCTTTTTCGTTGATTACTTTACCAATATTGGTAATGTTCTTGATGCGATCTCTTTTCCGCAAGCTGAAATAGCTTGGGCGTCTTGCACTATCCGAAAGGAGCATAGTATTACCAGAACTTGGTCATACGATGCATCCCGTACGCTAGCGTTTTACGCCAATACGATAAAGAAATCAATTCAAGTTGACTCTAATGGTAAGTCGTCCTTCAAGGCGTCTTCTGTAGAACGCATATCCTCGGTTTCTGTTCCGCTACCTCGAATACAATTTGAGCTTCCTTTCTCTACGAGAAAGATTCTCAATATTGCAGCCTTGATAGCGACCAGTAAATCCGGGCTACGCTGACTACAGCACGCCGCTTAAGACTTTACGAGGAGATCCTCATGTTCAACCCCACGAGCCCTGTGGTGGGCCCTACGACGATAACTGGTTTGACCAGTCCGACGTATACCCTCACAGAAGATGGTGCACCCCCGGACTCCAATGCTAGGCAGTTTACTGTCTCTGCTTTGGGTGGCACTCAGACAGGTGTTACAACCCACTCTGTTGCCAGTCCGTTTACTGTAGCGTTCTTCAGGCCCAAGGCTTTAAAAACCTTGGGGACCCCGAATCCCGTTACAGGCATCGTCTCCAATGTCGGTGTCAACGTGCATAAGCTGATTGCTAGAAAGGGCGTTACCGTCCTTACTGGCCAGCCTATTGTGCCTGCGATGATCCGTGCAGAGATTCATGTCCCTGCTGGATCGGACTCGGCTGACACGCCGAATCTGAAGGCGCTCGTTGCTCTGACTGCTGGTGTGTTACAAGTAAACGCGAATGAAATCGTGAATACTCTCGTAACAGGCACTCTGTAGACTAACTAACCTACACCAACCATTGGGCTAAATGCCCATATGAGAGGCTTTATGCATAACATTGATGATTGTTTATTTAAAACATCTTTCTCCGTTAGCATTGAAGGAGCTGCCGATACAAGTGCGTTTGAAAGACGAATGGAGAACGAGTTCAAAGCCTTTGTTAAACACTTAGGTCTTGAACCCATTAGTAGTTCTCCTGAGCTTTGGTCGTTTAGACTAGGCAAAGAAGCCGAATCAGACGATCAGGAGTGTATCAACCTCACTTTCTGGTTCCTCGAGTATATTGCGTCAACTTTTGGTTACGCATATCTACTTGATGAATTGAAACGAGGTAATTTTACTCGGCTTAAGTCCGATTTGCCTAAGTACCCAGTTTGGGCCTTAGACAATAGGTTTAAGCTAAGTATGATACACGAAGCTTTCATCGAAGCCTATCGACAGGGACTTATCAAGATACCGTTTAACGGTTTCGTGTTTAAGAACCAGTCTTTAAGCCTCATGTTCGAGCTTGAAACGCAACAAACTATCTACCAGTACACTTGGAGGACAAGATGGGTGCTAACCCTCGTGAACTTTCTAGTAAACTCTCTGAAGACCTCAAAGCGCATTTTCCCGAAGGGTATGGATGTTATCCACCTCTTCCGGATGCGACTGTCGAAGAAGCTTTCGCGTCGGGATTAGCCACCTCTTTGACTAAGAAATTAGTCACGAGAGATGATCCTATTCTCGGCGAGAGAGCGCTTCAGCTTTTCTTATCCGAAAATGATCGGATGAGAGACTTTGAAGTCAGGCCAAACACATCGCTAGACGAGATACTCCTGAATGAGACTAAAACTCGATTTCAGGATGTCTTTCGATGTGACGACATTTGGTGGACCTTAGACGAATGTTTCGAATATGGTCGTATCGGACCGGGTAGTTCCCGGGCGGCAAAGGGGACTAGCTTCTATGAGAAGCTTTTCTCTTCGCCGATGTCGATGACCTCGAGTTCCCTTTACAATCACTACGTAAAGGCTATTGAACGTTACCCCACCTGGGCGATCGCTAATAGTTTACGATCTTCCAGATTTGGTGAAGTTCAAATGAGAGAGTCCCGCCTTAGTTTTGTACCTAAGACGGATAGTATCGCAAGAACCATATGTACAGAACCTAGTCTGAATATGTTCTATCAGCTAGGACTGAAGTCTCTTATCGAAAGGAAGTTACTCAAAATCTATGGAATAGATATGAGTATTCAGCCTGATCGAAATAGAAGGCTTACTCGTATCGGCAGCATGGATGGATCTTTCTCAACGATAGATCTTTCTTCTGCTTCTGATAACTTTTCGCTTCGACTTTTGGATTTTCTCATTAAGCCGAATTCTTCTGCTTATGGTCTAATCCATCAGTTACGAAGTAAGGAGTCACTTTTGCCGAACGGCAAAAGTGTTGAGTTGCACATGGTCTCAACAATGGGTAATGGATTTACGTTTCCGTTACAGACATTGTTGTTTTCTTGCGCTGTCGCTGCCGTGTATCGGACATACGATTTAAAACCGTATAACCGAGCCGACCGTCAAAACTTCGGGGTCTTTGGAGATGACATCGTCGTTCGTACAGAAGTGTACGACCGGCTCTGCCATCTTCTTGGGCTCCTTGGTTTTAAGGTTAACAGCGACAAGTCCTTTTCTAGGGGCTTCTTCCGCGAGTCTTGTGGTCATGACTACTTTCGTGGTCATAACGTTAGAGGGATTTACATAAAAGATCTCTCGACTCAACAAGCTCGTTATAGTGCAATAAATCGTCTAAATGAATGGTCTAGTTGGAGTGGAATTCCTCTCCCTAGAACAATCAAGTACCTCCTTAGAACAGTGGGATACTTTCCTGTACCCCGCTGGGAGGATGACGTTTCTGGTGTGAAAATCCCTTACTGGATGGCCCTTTCTCAAAAGAAATACGGTCGGTATAAAGTTTTTGTACCCAAACGTATCTCTCGTAAGATTGAGTGTCCAGTATGTTCACAACAGAAGCTTCCTTGTCCCCACCTTAATCCGGAGGGGGCTTTGGTAGCTTTAGTGCACGGTAGTCTAAGAGGAGGCCGTGTAACGCCTAGGCAAGACGTTATACGTTACTCACTCAAGACAAAGAGTATGGCCCTTTGGGCTGATACTCCGGCATCTCTTACACCTGAAAGGGTGGAAGAAAGACAGCCATGGGATATGGCCGTCTGGTTAAACCT